CCTGTGTTCCGGTCGTCGATCATTGTCATTACAGCTCGCAGCACCGCTCCCGCGGGCGCCCAAAGATGGTTGATTACGAATGGTTGCGCGCCGATGCGGCGCACTTTTGGGCCGTAGCGTTCTCCTACGCTTTGTAAGTCACCCCCTACAACCGCATACGCTGGCGTCGGTTTCGCTGCGCTCTGGATGCGAATATACGACGTTTGACAGAATGGTAACCGAGCAGATCCCGCGCTTTGAGTTCGATCTGCGATGTCATCGTAGCTAGTCGCGCCTTCTGCTAGCTTTGCTAATGCGAATGCTGCGACGCGATCCGAACCCGGGAAGAAGTACGGCGCGCCCTTTCCCTTTGCGATAACGACCCGGCCTCCATCGAACAGCTTCTTCAGCGTGCTATCGTCGAGAGCAGCGACCGCTGAAGCGTAGCGCCGACCTATGTTTGCGAGGTACGGACGCAGATGTCGTGCTTGCGCTGCGTTTGAACAGCTCAACGTCGCTGGGTCTGCTGTGTATAACGTTCCTAGTCCTCGATCGCGCCAGCACACGCCCAGCTTACGCATGAACTCCATCTCTTGGGCAGCTAGTCTTGTGTCGCGTCGCTCTAGCGGGCTGATCCAGTCCTGAAGCAGCGCTTGAGCGTGCTGCGTGACGGTCGACCAGTCTGAAGTCGAATCGTAAGCGAAGGCGAAGCTGTGATCCTCAGCCGTGAAGGAGTAGTCGGCATACGTCTGCACGAGTGAACGCGGTAGCCTGTCTTTGGCGAGTGAACGTGTTTGCATAGGAATAGAGGATGGCGCGGCTTGACAACCGCGCCACCCTTCCTTTCATGTCAGGAGGCTACTGGTTTCTTGACTTCTTCGTCGATAGCGGTCGGCAGCGCCGGCGCTTGAGGTACCAGCAAGTTGACGTATGCGTCGATCGACCCGTAGCTATCCGGGAGCGTCAGTTGGTCATCGAAAAGTACGTGCCCGTCGCGTTTGAGCATGTCGCGCAACTCACCCATTTCGTCGTACCATTCGAAATCGCCGATGGTAGCGATAGCCA